AGCTTCCAAAAGTGACTTGATAATTATGTTATTATTATTTTAAAACCACTCGACAAGTGGTTAGGTGGTATGATTAGGATATCGCTAGGCTAGTAAATAGAATTATGATTGCACAATAAGCAATCGCGCCGCCCCACCGCTATAATATTGGTCTGTGCAATAAGCAACGCAGCCGCCCCCCATAAAAAAAGACCCCGCGATGGGGTCTATTCGTCGCAAACTATTTCGTTAGGTTGGACTATATCGCGGACTAAACCTTTACCGGATGCGCCGAAATAATCAATAGCATCCTCGATAGTCAGAACGGGTGTAAATCCGTATGCGACCTTTTGGAGAGCGTAGCAAAATTCCATCAATTTATAGATGTTTGCACGCTTGATTATGGCATCTTCGCCATACGCCGTGATACTGCACCATTGGTGCAAAATTAGCATAGTCCTCCTCATAGTCTGAAAAAGACCCCGCGATGGGGTCTTAAAACTAGAATGTGTAGATTCTTGTGGTGGTGGTCTTATCGACTACTCTCAATTTCACTCCATAGTCGATGGACCGGATAACGTCCTCGGTGGTTTCGAGGACTGGCGCCTCATCCCCGTGCCCGTGCGTCGAGTCCAGATACTTCTGAACTACCGTGATAGTTCTAACGGTAGTTTGGTGTGAGTAGTCAGAGATTATCTGACGTTCCCTTGCCGGAGCGACTGTGCATACTTTTTCTGCCATAGTTCCTCCAATAGTAGTCTGAAAAAGAACTGAATAAGGGGAGTATTGGTTGTTAGGCTGCCGATGCAGCCAGGAGCGCTTCGACCTGCTTGCGCGCGGTGTCCTCGGTGATACCGAGTCGGATGTAGTCTCGAATCATCCGTTCTTTGATATCCTCGGCGGATACCTCAGACGGACGGTACGGAAGTAGCGCGGCCTGATACGCATTGGACCGCGCATTGGCCTTGAGAATGTCGTTCACCATCTGCACCACTGACCACTTCTTTTCTGTGACCAGCGTGGTAGCCTCTGCTTCATTGTCGCAGAGATTGTACTCGAAAGACTTCTCAATCTTCTCTCCGGCCTGTGCATGGCCTTCGGGGACCGAGAAGGTGAACTTGCCGATTTTGGTCTGCAAAGTGTCCTCTTTCGTGGATTGAACTCCCCTTATTCAGTTTTCAAAGAGCCGACCGACACCATACTATAATGCATCCCTGATGCCAAAAAACACGCTGTTTCCTTAATGTTTTTGCGTCGATATTCTCAACACTCTTCCGGAAGTGACACTAATTGTCACTCGACTGACAATCTTTGTCACTCCGCCCGTAACCCCTTATCGGCCTGTAGTTTGCGGGTGCCACTTATTGTAACTGACTTGACAATAATTGTAACTGAAGATTTCACAATGTCACACTTTTGTCACAATTACGAATTCGTAAGTCCTTTGTTTTCAACAGTTTGCAGCCTTATGCAAGTAGTATACCGGACTCCCGCTCAGAGATTGAACGAAAAGTTGGCATGAAATTTGCCCCGTCGCAATCGTCTGACTCTTGAGAATATTATATTTCATTCACTCCCAAATTTTCTGGTAAAAAAACATCATAAATCATTCGGATAATATTATGAACTTTCATTCACTTGACATTCAGTTTTGTCTGTGCTAGGATGACACTGTGAGGGGGAAGCTCTGAACTTATAGACAATATTAGTAAAAAGGAGATAGTATCATGCCCACGATGTCAGCAACGATTACAGCTAAGACTGGACCCGCGAAGCAGCGAACTGCATCAGTTGTGAGTGGACTCACATCTATTACAATCGACGTTAAGCGTCAGGTCATTCAGCTCTATCAGGGTAATGAATTGACCGGACTTGCTCAGGAACTTGACCTTACTGGAGTTACAACTATTACGGATACTATCACTGCTACTAATCATGTTGTTGTCATTTCATAGTTTTCATCATAGCCTCATCATAGCGGAGCGAAGCTATGCCGATGGGTATTGTATCTGATACTGAATTTGATTCAGAATTAGATAACTTAACACCATGCCCACCCAAACCTTTGGGTAAGGGTATAGGTATCGTTCCTACTGCTATCATCCAAGATAGTGAAATTAAAGGTAGGGGCGAGGGGAATGTTGAAGTCCCTGAAGGATTAAGAAAACTCATAGGACAAGAAAGCATAACTAATGGACGCGAAAGCGCATTAGAACTAGCAGATAAGTTTGGTGTTAGTCCTTCCTCGGTTTCCGCTTACACCCAAGGCGCACATTCTACAGCATCATATGATAATCGTCCTGACTTGACTACCATTAATGGTGCGAAGGAACGTATAGCTAAGCGTGCTAGACATAAGTTACATCTTGCATTTAATTCATTAACAAAAGAAAAGATTGAGGCAGCTAAGGCGAAGGATATCGCGGGCGTAGCTAAAGATATGTCCGCTATTATCAAGAATATGGAACCGGATACTCCTAAGTTGAATGGGAGTAATGGACCTACATTCATATTCTATAGCCCACAGATGCGAAGTGAAAAAGTGTTTGATGTTGTGCGAGTGAAAGAATAACGTGATTATAAACGAAACAGTTGTCTTAGCTATAAATGCTGGTATCAATCTAGGAATACTAGTTGCTATTGCTAAGGCAACTCGTGCCATCAGTAGACTTGAACTTAAAGTTGAATTGATGTGGGAAACTTTCTCTCGTAACATGAAGATATTTGAACCAAAGGAATAATATGGAACTTCTATCAATCGGTGGACCCCATACTCTAGTGCAGAATACAATCTATGCGCTACCCGCGCGTCGATGCCTTCTATTCGTCGATACCGCGGGTGCAGCCTTAGAACAGTCCAATACTGATGTAATGACGGCTGATGTGAACATTACACTAGTTGATGGACAGAAGGAAGTTGCGGGAGGATTTATTCGTAGCACCGCTGCTAATTGTATTGTAATACTTCGTCCTCTCTAATGGGATTAAAGAATCTACTTAACCTATACAGAATTCAAAAGCTATATAGTCATTTTCGTAAGGGGGTAGATAATCCAACCTTATTCAAGACCAAGGAATATTGGGTGGAGTTCTTTAAAACTGCTTGGTCCATAACAGAGGTAAGAGAAATCATGGGAACACTAACTGGTTACAAATCTTATCTAATTGCTGCTGCCCTTGCTGCACTCGCGGTCGCACATTCACTGGGCTATATTGACGAGACAACATATCAGTCTCTCATAGCACTTCTAGCAGCAGGTGGACTATCAACTGTATCCGCGAAGATTAATCGAATTGATGAAACTATCAAGAATAAGGTTAATGTTAAATGAGTTTCGACCGAGGATTCTGGAAACCAAATAAGAAGCAGGAGATTTTTTTAAGTCTCCCAAATTCAATATTTGAAGCTTTTTATGGGGGAGGAAACGCGAGTGGAAAATCTGATGTGCTACTTGTATACGGACTCATACATAGGTGGCACGAGAATCCGACATTTAAACAAGTCTTTATGCGTCGGACTTTCCCAGAACTCCGTAATGAGATTGTTCCTCGTTCGCGTGAGATTTACCCTAAGTTCGGTGCTACTTTTAACAAAACTGATATGGTTTGGACCTTTCCAAGACCTGACCAATTCGGTGGAAGTGGTGGTTCAAATGAAGGTGCGATGATATTTCTCGCACATTGTGAGGAAGAATCAGATGTCCACAAATACGATTCAATGGAAATCAACTTATTTACTCCCGATGAACTTACCTCATTCACCGAATACATATATCTTTATATTGGTTTTACGAGGGTCAGAACAAAAGTTCCAGAACTTCCTGCTATTATCAGAGCAGCAGGGATGCCGGGTGGAATAGGACATACTTTTACTAAAAAGAGATTTGTTTCTCCCTATCCCGATGGTGGCAAGATTATCATAGGTAAAGGGAATGTTAAGCGATTTTACGTTCATTCAACTGTTGTCGATAATCCTCACGCTGACCCAGAATATTCTGCTCGTTTGGATGGTATTCCGTCTGAAGCGGAGCGTAAAGCTCGTAAGTTTGGTGATTGGGATGCTTACTCGGGACAAGTTTTTGATGAGTTTAGGGATAGACATTATCCCGATGAGCCGGATAATGCACTACATGTAGTTCCTCCGTTCTTAATCCCCGATTGGTGGCCTAAAATGGTCATTGGAGATTGGGGATTCGCAGCGATGACATATATTGGTTTTTATGCAATTTCACCAACTAAGAGATTATATTTATATCGTGAACTTAATTGGTTAAAGACTAAGATTGAGGAGTGGGCACCAATAGTTAAAGATTATGTAAAACGTGATAATCCTAAGATAATCAAGTTCTGTAGGTCGGCAGGCCAAGATAGAGGCCAAGAGCATACTATTCAACAGCAGATTGAAACTGCATTAGGGAGGCCGATAGAACTTAGTAACAATTCACCTGGAAGTAGAATTTCAGGAAAGATGCTCTTGCATGAATATTTGAGATGGCGACCTAAACCAGTTGTTCCACAATCCGACTTGCCGACCTACAGTGAAGAATATGCGATGTGGACATTAAGAAATAAAGGACTTGATGATTACAAAGCGTATCTTAAATTATTCGATTCCCCTGAATTAGAAACCAATATTCCTAAATTACAGATTTTTAGATGTGACGAGGCTATGCACGAGGGTCATCCTAATTGTTGCCCATTAATGATTGATAGTATTAGGGCTTGTTCATATGACAAACCCAAAGATAACCGGCCTGCGGAAGATGTGGCGACATTTGAAGGTGACGACCCATATGATGACCTCCGGTATGCTTGCGATTCGGCGGAAAGATATTTTGCGGATGCGTATAGAGAATTTGAGAAAATCCAGAAACAAGACATAATGACTCAAGTTCTCATGGGTAATCAAGATTGGACAGCATATTATCGTAATATGCGTTCAGTTGATTCTGTTCCTAAGATACAAGTTGTAAGTAGATTTCATCACAAACGGATGTAATGTTATGAAAAAGTTTTACCTTACTTTGATACTTCTTTGTTTTGCATCCGTAGCATATGCACAACCACCTGCTACTGGTCTAAATAAATTAGGGTGGGACCAGGCTGCCCCAACTTTGACAGAAGCTCAGGGATATACTTATAAATACTTCCCTGATTCTGCGACAGTAGGGACCACCCTAGTATCAGTTACTTGTATTGGAACTACATCACCTTATCAGTGTGATGTGGCATTTCCCGCGTTCACTCCTGGGAATCATACCCTAACTCTCACGACTAGTAATCTCGCGGGGGAAAGTGTGAAATCACTTCCTTTGAGTTTTGCATTTATTGTAACCCCCGGCGCACCGACTGGACTTAAAATTAAATGAAGTATCTTATTGTAATCGTAATAGCATTGTTTACAGCAGCCTGTGAACTTGCTCCGACTTCTGAATGGATTTTCTGGAATGGGTGAGATATGACTAATTGGTTTCATAAATTTTTAAATCCTCACTGTCCTCATTGTGTAGAAGAACGCGAGGATTCAAAAGTTTGTTCATCTTGTGAAACTCTACGACAGCAATTGGCATTTGCTAATATTAATAATGAAAAACTCATGAATAGATTACTGGATAAACCTCCAGTAGAAACACCACAAGAATTTAGAGAAATTAGTAAACCTAGAAATCTCCCATGGAATTTACGTAAACAAATGTTGGAAGCAGAAGATAGAGAAAGAGCTAAACTAATTAATAACGCTCCTATCCCTACAGAAGATTTGGAAAAGGAATTAAAAATTGCCACCGCCCAAAGAGAGAACTCCCTCTCATCCATCGTCTAATTGGATGAGGAAGATATTAGGTGGACCTATTTCTGAGTCCACTCAAAAGGATTGGCCCGAATTAGCGAAAGCGTGGGCATCGGCAGAAGTTCGTATGCCCAAAGAAACTGGGATAGTAAGTAATGTAAGAGAAATGGGTCCTATGTCAAGAAATGTAGGACCGCTTAGTGATGCGTATGGAGTAACAGGTCCAACTTTTAAAAATATAGCTATTAATAGAAAACTGGTAACAGAAGATGATATGCTTCGTGATACTTTAGCTCATGAACTCACCCATGCTGGTCAACCTACAACTTTTAAGAGTCTCAGA